CATGGATGAGCGCACTAGATTTCTGGTCAAGATTGGCCAGATCGAAAAACCACAACCTGTAAGCAAGCCCAAGAAGAAGGAAGAATCAAATGGCGATCACGCTGAATAACAAGGTCGGGGTCAAGATCGGTGGAGTTGATTTCAGCGATCTCGTCACGGCCGCAACATTGAATTACGCAAAAGAAGAGCTGGAAATCACAGCAATGGGAGACCAATCGCGGCGTTATATTGGTGGACTCCAAACCGGCACTCTCACCCTTTCGTTCTTGAATGATCCAGCAACCGGTGAAATACTTGACAGCCTTGTGACTGCATTTGGCACAACTGTCGCAGTCAAAATGATCCAAGATGCAAGCGCGGCTGTTTCCGATGGTAACAAGCTTTACAGCTTTGACATTCTGGTGAACAACCTGACCCCAATCAACGGAGCAACCGGCGATCTCAGCACTCAGGATGTAACATTCACCATCAACAGCATCGTAACACCGGCAGACACCGGAACTTTCTAAGGAGTAACACATGGCGAGCCTCAAAATCACCACAACCGATGGTGAAACAACTGAACAAAGAATCACACCGGCCATAGAGTTCGCTTTCGAGCAACATCACAAGATTGGCTTTCACAAGGCCTTCCGTGAGCGTGAGCAACAGAGCGATCTTTACTGGCTGGCATGGGAAGCCCTACGGCGATCCGGTAAGTCAGTCAAGCCCTTTGGCGTGGACTTCGTGGCTATGCTTGACAGCGTAGAAGTGATCGAGGACAGCGACCCAAAATAGACAAGGATTCCGTCACCTATCTGATAGCGCAATTGCAGATAGAGACTGGAATCCCGGCAAGCGAGTGGCTGGCCATGGATGAGCGAATCTTCCGGGCCACTCTCGCTTACTTGAAAGAGAAGGCGAGAAAGGCCGACAATGCCAATCAAGGTCGAAGGCGTAGATAAGGTCAAACGCGCCCTTCGTAAGTTCGACCCTGATTTATTCAAGGAAATGAATGTCGAAGTCGGTACTGCCCTCAAAGGCGTTGCAAATGAAGCCAAGACCCTAGTGCCCGGATCTTTTCTCACCGGAGCCATGGATGATGGTCGTGAACGAGTCAGTCGCACCAACCGATCGAGGGCATTTCCTGTCTATAACAGCAGTTCAATTCGCAAGGGCTTGACCTACTCACTTGCTCGCAAGCGTGGAAATACAAGGGGCTGGACTGCCGCCTATTCATTGCTCAACAAGTCAGCCATTGGAGCGATAGCAGAAATCGCAGGCACAAAGAATCCTTATGGAGATCCAGACAGCAAATCAAACAACCCTCAGGCTGGCCGCCAGTTCATTGAAGCCTTGAATCGAGACATTGGCACAATCAAGCCAGTCGGCAAGGGCAGGGGCCGCTTGATGTATCAAGCCCTCTACGCCAATCAAGGCAAGGCCCGGGATGCAATCTTGGCAGCCATCGAGAAGGCAGCCACCAAATATAAGGCGGCAACGCGATGACCATTCTGATCCCGATTATTTCCGAATTCCAAGGCAAGGGCTTCAAGGAAGCCCAAAAGCAAACATCCGCATTGGATAAAGGGCTCAAGCGACTTGCTGTCACCCTTGGTACTGCCCTATCTGTACGCAAGATCACTCAATTCTCAAAGGCTTCCGTCAAGGCTTTTGTAGAAGAAGATAAGGCCATTCAAGCCTTAGCGCGTAACCTTGAGAATCTTGGGCTGGCTTATGATGTCCGACCCGTTGAGGCCTACATCCGGGAGCTGCAATATGCGACAGGCGTAGCGGATGGTGAACTTCGACCAGCACTTCAACAGTTGGTCACAGCCACCAAGAGCCTAGGCACAGCACAGGAGCTTCTTGCCCTATCACTAGACATCGCAGCCGGTACTGGTCGCTCTCTAGGATCTGTGACCCAAGCCCTCAGCCGGGCTTATTTGGGTACGACCACCAGCCTTAGCCGACTCAACATCGGACTGAGCAAAGCAGACTTGACTAGCAAATCTTTCAATGACATCACCGAAGAATTGACTCAGCGATTCTCTGGACAAGCAGCAAGAGCAGCCGGTACTTATGCCGGTCAATTAGCCATCCTTAGCGCAGCCGCCAATGATGCCCAAGAAATCTTGGGCGAGAAATTGGTCAAGTCCTTGGAGCTGTTGCTTGATGAGGATCAGGGAGTGCCAGCCCTTGCCGGAGCCTTCGAGAAGATGGCAACCGATGTGGGAGACATCAGCCTTGGGCTTGCAAGCATTGGTAAGCAAATCAAAACCATCGGTGGCCTTATCCCGGGTGGTGGCTTGGACATCCTTGCTATTCCGGTCATTGGCCCTTACTTAGACTTCCTCAGGAATCGTGGTCGAAGCGAATCAGCCAAGGCTCAAGGCAAGGCCGATGCAATTGCCCGAGCCAATGCCAAAGAGCAGGGCATTCTTCGATCCAAAACACTCAGGATTGAACTAGGCATCACCAAGCAAAAGGTGGCGCAAAACAAGCAGACCAAGGAAGCCAACAAGCTGGAAAAAGCCGGTCAAACCTTCAATGATGATCTCATTAGCCTAGAAGCCGCACTCAAGAATGAGCAGTTGTCCGAGAATGAAATTTTACGGCTCAAGCTGAAGAAGGCCTTGATTTTGGAAAATGCTGATCAGGCCGAAAAGTTGGCTAAGAAGTTAGCAGATTCTCAAGCCCAGTTAGCTGGATTATCCCAATTCAAGCCAGCCAACCCATTCCAATCTTGGTTGGATGCAATTGATGAGTTGAACAAGCGAATTGCAGCTCTTGGCAGAGTCACAGCACCAACCATTGAGCAAGGTGAAGCAGCCCGGCAAGTCATCGCTTTGGGCGAGGCCACCGGGAATCAAGCGATATTAGATTCAGGCGTGAAAATGCTTTCTGACTGGATCAACCAAGGTAATGATGCCGCTTTGGCTGCACTCTTGGAATCCGAGCGCGCTGGCCTTGAAGCAGACATTTCTGGCGCAAAGGTTCAAGAAATGGCCAGCACCGTCAATGTTTATGTCCAAGGAACTGGTGGCTTAGACGATCAAACCAAGAAGGCAATCGTGGATACCATCATCGACTACTCCAGCATTGGCTACAGCACATCCGGCTGGTATCGCACGACTGGAAACATAGCGCTGTGACCTATCCCATCACCCTCACGGTTAGCTTTGACTTCTCGTCAGGGCCTAACTTTGACCCACCCTTCCAGATTGGCATTAGCCAAATCGGGATTAGCACCATGGGTGCTGGTGGTACTGGTAGCCAAGTCGTTGATCTCACGGACGAGACCACAGCCATCAACATCCGGCGTGGGCGTGACCTTACGCAAGACCGATTCAACCCCGGGCTTTGCAGCATCCGTGTGCTTGACCCTAATGGTGACTGGAACCCACAGAACCCTGCAAGCCCCTATTTCGGGCTTCTACAGCCCCTTAGAAAGCTCAGAATCGTTGGCGAGCATCTCGGGGTGGACTACCCCTTATTTGCCGGTTATACGACCTCCTACAACTACACCTACCCCAAGAATGAAGAAATTGGCTTTATCGATATTCAAGCCACCGATGCTTTCACCCTATTCAATAAGTCAGCCATCTCGACCGTTACCGGGGCCACGGCTGGCGAGACAACCGGCAACCGCATCAACGACATATTGAATACCATCGACTTCCCGGCCAGTCAGCGACAGATAGACACCGGCGATATAACTGTCCAAGCAGATCCGGGTGGGGTGCGGTCAGTCCTTCAAGCTTTGCAGGATGTTGAGTTTACAGAGTTCGGTGCTGTCTATATGTCGGCTGATGGCAAGGTCATCTTCCGCGAGCGCACCGATGCCATTGACACCCTTGGGCAGGCTCCCACGGTGTTCAACCAGACCACAGGCATTCCTTACAAGGATCTCAAATTCTCCTTCGATGACAAACTCATCTTCAATGTGGCCAACTTCCAGCGAGTCGGTGGCACCATGCAGACCGTGTCCGACCAGACCAGCATTGACACCTACTTTCCACACGCCATTACCCGGCAAAACCTTCTTCACCAGACCGATGCTGACACTCTTGATCTTGCCAAGGCTTATGTGGCCAGCCGCAAGACCACGGACATCCGCATTGATTCCATGACCCTTGACTTGACCACCCCTAACTATTCAGCCGGGATTGTGGCTGCGCTTGGGCTGGACTTCTTTTCGACTGTGGAAGTCAGCAACATCCAGCCCGGTGGCTCAACCCTTACCAAGACCTTGCAGATCTTCGGCGTGAACCACCAGATAACCCCACGCACTTGGAATACAACCTTTACCACCGGCGATCCACTTATCACCGGGTTCATCATTGGCAATGCTCAGTACGGTATACTGGGCGTAAGTAACCTCTAGGAGATACAGATGGCAACAGGCTTTCCAGCAAGCACCGGTGATGTTCTCACCGCCCCTATGTTCAATGAGCTGGTGCAGTTCACCATCAATACCCAGTCGGGTACGACCTATACGCTGGCGGCTTCCGACCAGTATCAAGTCCTCATCCTGACCTCCAATGCTTCGACCAAGACCGTCAGCATCCCAACTGATGCCACTACCAACTTCGGCATAGGTACAGCGGTTACCATTATCAACACCGGAGCTGGCCTTCTCACCATCAACGCGGTCACACCCGGAACCACAACCATCACATCAGCCGGAGCGACCAGCGCATCACCTACCTTGACCCAACATAAGGCGGCCACCTGCATCAAGACCGCCGCGAACACTTGGCGAGTCGTGGGAGCTATTGCCTAATGATTGGAGCCATTCTCGCTGGCGTTTACGGTGATGTTGCACCGCAGGGCGATTTCGAGTCTATCGCTAGCGCATCTGGAACAGGATCAAGCGCGGTCATTACATTCTCCGGAATCCCAAGCAATTATCAGCACCTACAAATTCGCTGGTTGTCCAAATCAACGCTCAACGGTTCTTTTGTTTGGTTGAATTTCAATAGCGATTCGAGTTCTCTGTATGCCAATCATTACCTTTATGGAGACGGATCATCTGTCATTGCCGGAGCAGACACCAACCAAACACGGCTCAATCTTTACGGCTCACTCGTCACATCAAGCCAAGCAAACACGCACGCGGTTCATGTTGTCGATATTCTCGATTATGACAATACAAACAAATTCAAGACTGTTCGAGCATTAGGTGGACAAGATCAAAACGGTTCAGGAGTAGCCTTTTTTTCCTCAGGCTTATGGCGTAGCACTTCGGCAATCACATCAATTACAATTACTGCCAACTCCGATAATTTTGGCACAAATAGCAGGTTTGCCCTCTACGGAATCAAAGGCTGATTATGACTGCGACTTATGAGAATATCGCTACGACTACGCTGGGAAGCGCAGCCTCGACGATTGAGTTTACAAACATCAGCCAAAGTTACACCGATCTTAT